CTTTCCTTATTTTCTATTGAATATTAGGTTGCCATCATTGATCGTGTAGTTCAGCTTATTGTTCCAGAAATCTTTATCCTCTTGAGTGACATGAATAAGTTTATTATTACTATGCGCTCTTAATTCATTTAAGATTTGATATCGCACATCCGCCCCAACAAACGGAAGATCGATCAAGTAAGCATTTCCGTCACCAATTTTAATCCCTGGAACGCTAATTATGTTACCAAATCCATCGTCTATATGACCATAATCTGTATAGATAATCACTTCTCCTCGAAGAGGAATAAAACTACGATTAGCATTCCAATTATCTGTTGTATCGCGTCTAGCAAGAATACGAGCATCTAATGTTGTCATAGTTGTTCATCCTCCTGCTTTTCCGCCATCAATTATTAATCCATCAGGAAATAAATTATTAAAATCTAGATTCCCGATCAATTCAACATTATTAATTGAAGGTTTATTTCTTAATCTATTATAATCGGGAATCCCGGGCAATCTTGATGCATTTATATCTATTTCTTTTTCTTTTGCGTCAATTCCAATGTTTATTCTTGGTTTTTTAGGTGAAATCTGAAGTTCAATCATTATGCATCACACTTCCCATCCTCAGGAAGTACAACAAATATTGGGGCATTCTCAAGTAATGTCCATGGGTCATCACCATCATACATTACTGCAAGATTCCAATGATATTCTCCAGGAGTTAGATTTGCTGTATCTTCCGGATACAAATCAATATCTACAATACCATTTTGAATAGGTACATTCTTTTCAATTGCCGGATTATTATAATTTTCATTTTTTCTTACACGGAAGCGGATATTAGTTCCATCTTCCGGAAGTTCCTCACCTGTGAGATGAAGCTGAAATCCGGCGGCATTGCCTTTATGGATTTTTATTGTTAATCCATTAATCGCGATCATGTTTATCACATCCGCTTCTTAAAATATGAAGAGGAGTGTCTCATGCGGGACACTCCTCCGAATTTTACCAGTTTCTCTCAGGGTAAGGATAAGGCATAGGAGGATAATGACCAGAGTTTCCTCCTCCATTATTACCGCTATTTCTCATCTGTTCCATAGCCTGGGAATAACCATTGTTGTAACCGGAATTATATCCATCAGAATAACTTTCACGGCTCACATAGCGGCCCGTCATTGGGCTGCGTCCACGATATCCACTCATACCGCCTTCGCCATATTCCTCTGATTCGGTCATAGCTTTCGCGGTAAGCATATCTTTCTTTGTGTGATAAAGCTTGTCAAGCCTATCCAGATCCTGTTCAGTCATCGAACCTTTCTTCTGGATCTGATCTGCAATCATAGAGATCTCCTTGCAGATGTGCTTAAAAATAATCTCATGAATTTCATGCTCATTCATTTCTCAGCACCTCCTTAGGATACCCTGGTCACTTTAACGTTCAGATTGCGAATGCTAAGTGCTGGTGCAGGAGTCGTTGCTGGCGTAGCACTGACAGATGCATTCACAACAGTGACATTAGTACAACAACCTACAGGTACATCAATTATAGTGTCTCCTCCGACATGCCAATACTCTTCGACCGCAGCAGGAGTAGCCGTTGCAATCGTAAATGGACGAATATAACCATTCACACTAAGAGCGATCTGAATTTCTCCAGCAGTACCGCCTTCCGGAACAGCAATGTTTCCCGTAAAGGATACACTATACTGCGCCCTTGGATTGCAGCCACAAGGATTTTTTACGATGCCACGCAGAATAAGATTTGGCGTTTCATTGTCATGCACTACCAACTGCGGACAGCGTGTACATGGACGAACATCCTCAAGGATAGCTGCAGCTCCTGGTTGAATCGTCTGGACTTCGTTGTAACCATACTCAGCCATAAATATGTCCTCCTCAATCAATAACGTTCATAAGAACGAAATAGGGGCCATCCTAAGACGGCCCCATTATGATCAACAGTTAGGAATTAGGCACCGCATCCGCAACCCCAGTTCTGCTGACAGCAATTAGGATTCTGCACAACATATGCAGGAACCGGAGTCGGGGCAAGATAACGCTCAAGAGCAACCGTCTGTGCTTCGTTATTAGCCATAATAGCAGCTGTCTGAGCATTCTGAGAAGCAGCCAGGTTAGCCATAGTGAGCTGCCGTTCGAGGTCGGCGATCTTCTCATTCTTGGCGTCGATCTTGTCATTACACATCTGGTCGAGAATCCTCTGAGTAGATTCAGCCAGAGCCTGACGATTGTTGCAAGCTTCAGCCGCGATAGTATACTTAAGATCTGCCGTTCCAAGACGGTTTTCACAACAACAATTCTGGAAAGAATTTTGCATCGCAAAGTTTTGATTCATACTTGCTATCTGGTTGTTGTTCAGAGCATTTAGAATATTCTGCTGGCCATTCACAAGGGCATTCTGATCGAATCCTCGCTGCACATCAGCACCAAGATATCCATTATTACCACCCCAACCACCAAAGCCGTTTCCCCAGCCCATCATGGCAAGGATAATAATAATCCACCAAGCTCCATTTGCACCAAAGCCATCGCTATATCCACCCATTCCTGCTGGAACAACAGGCATATTAAAAGGAGTTCCACCATTTTCTGTCATGACTTTATACCTCTCTTTTATTAATATGGTTGTCGATAAAGCAAACAGTTACATATCTTATAAATACTCCGTGCATGCCCAGAGTGTTAAAGATATCCAATCAATAGTTCAATGCCGGGTATGTAATGATGAGAGACAGATTCTTCCCAGCACAATCGTGGTTGGCTCTGATATTACCATCCGTTGAACTGACAGTCATACATCCGCTGATAGTTCTGTCCCAAAGGTTAAAACAAGGCAAATAACTCATATCAACGATCGGCTTAAGATCCGAATGCAATGTCGCAATAACAGTGTCATCAGATATACCAGACGGGATCTGCATACGAAGCTGCAGATAGACAATACCGTTGCGCTTTACAGCCCGTGTGTATGCCTTCGTTGTGTCAATGGTCACACCGGTTCCCGCTGTTGCAGGCATACCTTTTGTTTGGTCGTTAGCATATTGGGTTTGTGCTGTAATTTCGCTCTTTAACGCAATCTCGCACCAGCCACTATCTGTACTTCCGGTAATGCTTCTATACCAAGCTCTGTCAGTCCTCTGATAATACAGATATTTATTGTTCCCATCCAAGCCCGGAATAAGATACCCACTTCCGTATCGTGATGGCACATTTGTACTGTCGTGCCAGCTTGTAAAAAATGTTACTGTTCTCCGGCTTATTAGTTCTGACCATGTTATCGTGCTACCCAAATCAAAATCGGCAAGATATTCGCTTGTAATAGTTTTAACTTTGCTGTTTAACGCAAGCTGTTCCCAATTCCCCCAAGATTGGTAATACCTTCTTTGATATGTATAGACAACGCCAGAAGTTGCTGAAATAACAGTCTGGAATCTTTGACCTACACCAACTGTTTCAACAATGGCATTATTTGAAACAGGGCAATTTGCGGGAATGCTCCCGGCAACAATGTTGTATGTGCCGTTTGGTATTGTGTTTAAGTCATCTGAACTTGAAAGTGTTTTTGAATAGTCAAGTGTTGATACTTTAGCATTTAATGCCTTTATATCCGTATCGTTGTCCAGTAAATATTCATCTTCCCCGACTGCGAAATTTAGTTTTTTGACATTATATGAAGCCATTAATCAAGCCTCCTATTTCCAGAAACCAATTGCAATCCAATGGAACCCCCGTAAATAATTGTTTTCCAGATTCCGTTCAGAAATAACGCATCCGGTGCGGGTTCTGCTGTAAACGCTTACGACGACACCGCCGTAATTTGCAGGATCGCTTGTGTAATTATTCGTAGCGAATACATAATACCGGTCATCAACGAAAGACGCCGGATATGTTATTTCAGTTATCCTGTTCTTCACGTTTGAATAAGAGTCATAAGATCCCCACATAACACGCATTCCGCCCGGCAAGTCCATGTATCTTCCGCCGTATCCGGCACTGGAATTGGTTATAATGGTACCAATTGCATTCACAACCGTTGCGTCAGGTTTATTATTCCAATTATATTTTTCGCCGGTCGTAACAAGAGAAGCATCTGTTCCTCCGCTTGCGGCCTGTTTACTGGAATATGTCGTATTTTGCCATGGAACGTTAACCGCCAGTTTGCCGTTGGAGTCAAGCCTTACAGGATATACACGGCCAGCCGTTTCAGTGCCGTCTGTAGCTGTATTTGCAAGCCTCGTTTCACTTTTAAGGTTTGCCTTTACAGTTCCGCTTGTCGTAATATCCCCGCCGGTAAGCCCTGCTCCTGTCGAAACCTTTGTCACGGTACCTGTATTGGATGTTTTTGCATTCCAATTATACTTTTCGCCAGTCGTAACAAGAGAAACATCTGTTCCTCCTCCAGCTGCAGGTTTACTAGAATATGTCGTATCAGTAAATACAGCATTCGAAGGAACAGATTTTCCGATTGTGTACCCACTATCTTTTATGATTTTGCCGGTCGTTCCGTCAAAGGTTGGAACATGATTATTCACGGCATTAGCCGGTCCGGTTACTTTCGACGAAAGATCAAGCTGAGGATCCATAGTATATTCGTCGCCACCGACAATGACTTTTAGCTTATCTGCTATATATGAAGCCATATGTTAATACCTCCATATCCGATTAGCATGACGATGCGTCGAAAACACAACTCGTAATCGTCACCGTATCATTTGCTGTTGCGGTAAAGTTTGGTGTAGCATTAAAGAAGAAACTGCTGAGCAATACTTCTTTTAAGCCATCAGATGTGATTGACAATCCATTAATATGATCACCCATATCGAAGCTTAATGATCCGCTATATCTAATTCTTAAAATAGATTTGCTAAATGTGGGTGTTCCGGCACTTATGGCACTTCCGCCACCAGTATTTTCCATAACCATGGTGCTACCACTCATGCTAACATCCCATGCGCCGTCTTGAATAATTTGTTTTTCACCAATGCTGCTTCTCAAATATGTTCCCTGTGTTAACGTAAGAACACCATTACTCACCGATCCGTTATGATCAAACAAGTTAAATGTTGAATGATCACGCATCGATGCGATATTACCGCCGTCAAATGACTCAACTTCCCATCCGCTTGCACAGAAATCAAATCCGAGGTCTGCGAGATGCGCATTCTCCGCAGTCGTCTGATAAACACCAGCGGAGCCAATCAGGCAATTATTGTCATGGCAAATTCCAGCAAGCTCAAGCAACTCAGCATCTGTAAGGCTTCGCATTTGATCGTTTGTAACACAATACAGGAAAGGAGCGCCCATTTGTTCGACTTGCTCTTTCAGCTGAGCAGCAGTAAGTGCTCCATAATAAGAAATAGCGCCTTTATGATTCGTGCGCTTCAAATACCACGTGTCATAAACACCAAGGACAAAGTTCTCTCCGCAAATTTTCCGGACATAATCAACAAGATCATATCCGGCCCACCCGACGACCGGAACCATATTATACTTTTTACAAAGCATCAAAGCCTCGTCCAGGAATATAGGACGGGTTTGGAATCTCGTATCCGGTGTTTTGTACAGGTAATCATCCCGGAAAGTCTCATACGGGACAGCATCCATTCGGAGGTTGCTGATATCTTCTCCGTATTTTGAAATAAGGCAGTTTCCGATTTTTCCGCTTGCACCATGGAGGCATACATACTTCCCTGGAGTTGCAGTCATATGAGCGTTGATCTCATAGGCTTTAAATCCGAGCCGATGAGCAAGCTCAATATCCATAAAACTGTTCTGGGGAACCGGCGTATTCCCAAGGTTGTCCGCAAAGTAGTGGTATATATAAGAATAGTTATTGAACAGGTTCAGACCCGGATGGTTAATCACCGTCTGGTCAATAACATATCCCTGCGTGTCATCAACCAGAATCTGAATTTCATGGGGTGTATCATCATTCAGGCAATTTCTTGAACAAGCGCATACAAGTTTGCATCCTTCTGGAACATCTCCCCAAGTCCAATGCTCCTGATCCCAGCTTCCAGGAATAACAGAATAACTTTTCATAAACGAAGCAGCAGAAGGCTCCTCGGTAGAATAGAACGCTATTTCCGCAGTGCTGCGCCCGTAAATAGAGCCGTATACTCTAATCTGCTTAAATTTCGGATTCCGGAATTCATAAATATGATAGTATCCACCCGTTGTTGCGTATTCGCCATCATCATAACGAATGTATTTACCCGTAATAAATCTATCAGAAATATTCTTTGCATCATACCAGGTTTTTGCTGAATTATCGAGAATCTGAAGAGCATTCACATGTTCGGGAATATTTGCAACATAACTTGCATCGTGTGACACTTTTTCTACAACGATTGTAAATTTTGTTCCGCTTGGAATATAAATGCTGTTCTGTTGCCAGCCTGTTTGTGTGGCAGAACTCTCGCCAGTAATAAAGAAGGCAAGTGCTTTATATCCATCCATTATTCTTATATAAAAATTATCTTGAGCGACAATTGGTGTTTCTGTAGTAACTTGAAATGTGTTTGTATAAAAAACCGGATAATAATACTCGCCATGAACAAAATTAGCATACCTGGCAAGCGATACAAATCCGCTTGTTTGATATCCCAACGCATGTAATGTATTATCAAGAACTTTATACGATTCGGCTTGTTGATTTTCTGCATGAACTTTTTCAATGCCAAGCGCTATGTTTTCACGTACGTCCTTGCCAAAAAGCGCTGTACGAATTTGCGCTACAATTTGCTCAATAGTTGGCTCTGACATTTATTTTATCTCCTTCCGTACATTCCGGTAAGCTGCTGGATCTGTTGATCGGAAATGCCCCGAGTTTTCTGCAGATAGCTCAGTATCTCGTTCGGATTATTCTGTATATTCTCCGGAACATCCGGAAATTGCTGTTTGACGAATGCCGCAGGATTCATCATAGCGTTCATGATATATTGCATTCTTTGCATCGGGTTTTGGAACATCATTCCTGACATCTGCGGCTGCTGTGACATTGCCGGTGCTCCCATAATTCGGTTGTACCAGTTATTCACTGCTTGTCACCCCCGATTATTACTTCCATTTTGATTGTTTCTATTGTACTGTTGCGTAGGAGTTTGTTTCATGTTCTGAATGAGTTCTTCTTTAACCTTCTCCAGATCATTCTTCGTTGCATACTGGCTCATGTCAGGCATCGTAATCGGAGCAGCTGCTTCGCTCTGCTGCTGTTCCTCTTCAAACACGATTCGACCTTTACGCAGCGGATTCTGTCTGCCAAACTGATCCGTAGACTTAAAGTAAACGTGCTGCCCGTCGAAATCAAACAACGGGATAATTGTATTCGGTCCTACGTTTGCAGGTATTTGCCAAGCCCTTGCGCTCATTTCTCCATCAACGCTGATCATATACTGTGGCTGCTGAGGCTGAGCAATTGGTTGAGTCGGATAAGTGTTATAAGATACCGGATACGTAGGATAAAGCGGAGAAGTATAATAGTTCGGCATAATAGATTCCTTCCTTTCTCATCTGATACGCCACGCGTCATTTTCACTCGCGTTTATCGGATTCTCCAAAAGAAGCTGGGAATCTCATTGCCTGAGTCCCAGCTGTCATAATAGTTTCCATCAATTACCGCAACGGCGTGCTTCCCGGTTCCAATAATATATGTCCCAAACGGATACATTTTCGTAAACTCGTTGATCGTGACACATTTCGGGCACGCCATTGGAAGCAAAAATGGCTCGAAGCCCAGATCGTACAGATAATGACCCCAGATATGATCATCACATGTCACGCTGTATTCTTTCCTTGCGTACTGGAAATATAACTCATCTGAAACTTCGAGCCATGATTTGTTTAGGGCGATACAGATGGCCCGAATTACACAGTCCGGAACCTGTTTATTCTCAGGATTCGGATTCGCTCGTATCCACATCTGTACCGCCTCCGTTCAATTATTCTTCGTAGTCGGTTTTATCATTCCAAGGTTTCTCGTAATTCATCGCCCTGTTACTGTCCGTAACACCGTCAGTCGTCGGGTCAACAACGATACCAAGAATAACCAGCACAGCAAAGACCGCATTTACAACAGCCTGTAATTTCCCGACCATCGTTGTAAGATCGATCGTGTAGCCAAATACAGCCGCAACTGCCTGGGCTACAAGAGCCAGAGCCGGAATGATAGCAAGCCAGAAAGCCTTGTTCTTGAAACGAACCTTCCAATTCATCTTCATAACTCAAAAAAAACCTCCACTATTTTGATTGAATCAGATCTTCTCTGCCAGGAACTTCTGTAGTTCCGTAGAAGCTTCCTTTACCTTCTCGTTGTCTCCGAGATTTCCATAATTACTGATAACCAGCATAAACTTCGCAATTGCAGACAGGCCATCGTGTATTTCCTTCTGACCTGACTGCATACCACTTATCAGCGTTTCATGTGTTTCAAGGCGTTTCTTATCCTTGGCAAGGTCTGATTCGATCTTTTCAAGTCTCGGTCCCAGGTCCTTGATCACCTGTTTGCTGACTTTATCGGCAAAATCGGGTTTCTCGGATTCCCTCCTCTGCCGTCTCCTTTCTGCCAGGGTATGGATTGCGTCGTACACACGGAATCCGATCAGAAACAATAAACATACCGCGAAAAACCCGTATAATGTGTACCACATGATTGCGGGTGTCAATCCTTCTACCGTTGGCATAACAGTTCCTCCCGTTACTTCTTGATTACTTTGAGCAATTCGTTCCAGGTCTTCTTATTTACCGCACCTGTAACCGGAAGTCCATGACGGTTCTGGAAAGCACGTACCGCGCTCTGTGTACCAGGTCCATATACACCATCAATTTTAACTTTGGAACCGTCCCGTACCAGGAAATCCTGAAGCTGGGTAACAACTTCGCCCTTATCTCCGCACTTCAGATCCGGATACGTAAATGTTGCCTTTTTCTCTGCTTTCTTAGCAGGGGCCTTCTTAGCTACGGTCTTCTTGACTTCTTTAACAGCCTTTTTAATGATACCCATTCTTTCGTCACTCCTTTATTCATTCTCGAGAGTCATGGTGCCGCCGTATTTCTTTACAATCTCATCAGCAACACCCTGTGAAACATGTTTGATCATAACCGTGTAGAATTTTTCTTCCTCAGAATCTAGAGCACTCCATGTCATCTGTCCGACAATACCGTCAGCTTTCAGTCCGTGTTGTTCCTGGAAGAGCTTCACAGCAGCATAGGTCTTGTTTCCAAATGCTCCGTCTGCTCCATAAGGACTCAAGTCATAGCCACGCTGAATCAATTTTGTCTGAAGCAAAGTAACATACTCGCCTTTGTTGCCTTTCCTAAGGGTAGGTTTAATGTCTGGCAATGGACCTGCACCTCCTTCCATTCCTTTCGGGATTGCATAATGTGTCCATCCTTTGTCTGATGTTTTACCTTCTTTAACTTCTCCGGAGCAGTGAATAATTACACCATTTCCGATATGGACACCGATATGGTCCATCTTTCCCGTGCTGGAAATATACTTAAATACACAACACACAGTATTAGGCATTCCATCTGCTATCAGACCCTTTGAAGACCAGTTACTGTTGTCTTTCCACATGGATGTGCAGCCAGCACCTTTCAGCATAATGCCAACGGCTTTAAACATCTGTTTAACAAAGCCTTGGCAATCGTTAATCCTGACACGCTCATCATTCGGGAAATACTTACACCCATTACATGTGGCCTTTGGATTACTGTCGCGTAACTGCTGACAACGCTTTTTTACAAGAGCAACATCACCGCTTGAGATTGCACTGCGGTTAATATAGTACCTTCGCTTCTCAACTGTACATAGTGCTCCGACAGCACCCCATACATAAGGCCATTCCATGCATGCCTTAGCGGTTGCTATAACAATCTCTGCTTTTGTCATGCCGATCTTTTTCCAGTTGTCAATCAGCTGGTCTACCTGTTTCGCACTGTTCATCCGGCATTACCTCAATTTCTGTACCATTTTGAATGTCTTTGATCTGCTCTTCCATGATCAAGACATCGCTTCGGAGTTCTTCCATAAGATTAGCAATTGCCCAGACATATCCGCATTTGGCACGCCCCTGTGCATCGCTAAGCTTATCAAGGGCTCCGTTAATCGCATCAATCTTCTCAAGCGGTTTCAGCTGCTGTGTCGTTGGCATCTACTTCAGCCTCCTTCTTGTGGCGCATGCTCTCCGGAAGGTACTCCTCTGGTACTGTGTATTCTTCCTTAACGCTGGGATCAACACCAGTCAAGTATCCCCGTACGATATTGTCCCTGCCATCAGTTCCGATAGAGCTAAGGAATGTAAAACCTGTATAAGTACGTTTAAAAGCACTGTAATAACAGATCATTTCGCTTGTTTTTGATGTGTCTGTCAGAATGGTGACAGCACTAACAAGCGTTTCGCCTGGAAGAGAAATCATGATTTGTTTTTCAGCGCTAATTGAAATAGAGCCGTCGATGATTTCTGATCCGTCAGCAAACACAACTTTGTTCATTTATTCCATCCTTTCTTCTATAACACTCAAAATTGCATTTTATATGTTTTACTAACTAAAGGAGAAGTCCCTTGCAAATAAACACGGAAACGGAACCATTGATGACCGTTAACTGCCTCTAATATTTTGTCTCTCATATTATTTGCAATTTTATCTGCAGTTGGTTCGAGAGCATTTGTATAATAACTATCGATCTGAAGATCATCAGATGTATATTCTCCACCGCCTCCACTACCTGCAGTAACAGTAAAGGTTGCGCCAGTATTATGCTCGCCAGATCCATCAGAATATTTCAAATAATATGTGTTTGATGTACCAGCATCTATGCTAATATTGTTCACATAAACATCTGATCTTCCAGAACTTCGTGCGGCCGCTATCGAGTCAATAAAAAACTGCGTAGCGGCCATGTTAAAATTTACAGGAACTGTTGTGCCATCAATTTTTGTAAATGTAAAAGTAATTACACCACCAGATTCTGAAGCGGTGCAATTATTGAAGCAAGTTTTCAAAGAAATCGGAGTAGTTCGACCGCTATGGTATCCGATCAAAACGTCTCTTCCATAAACAGCATTTGAGTCTACGTATCCCGTATCCGGATCCCCTACTGTGTATATCGTTGAAATGCGATCAGCAAGAATATGCTCAGCAGCAAGATATGTGCCAGCAGTGATTGTTTCACTGTTAATTTTTCGCACATAAGCAATATCCGCTTCGATCTCAACTGCATCGACTTTACCAGCAATAAGTACATCTACAACTGCAAGCTTCGTTTTAAAGCTAGGAATCTCTTCTATTTTGAAGTCACTAGCTTTGACAAAGCCGTCAGCGATTCTGGTAACGCCTTCAATGTCCGTATACTGGACAGGAATATTAAGTCCTATTTTCCATCTGTCTTCGCTTCCGGTAAGATCATATCCAAATAGCGCTTCACCAACAGAACCATATCCGGTTAACTTCCGAGGCATCATATGCATCGTTTTTTCGCTATCTGGAGAGCCGTCTCTCGTTGTGAAGAAATCACCGTTTATGCCATTTGTAATGACTGGTTTAACATTATCGTAAACAGCACCTTTTCCTCGTTGATACCAGTGAGAAACTGGTTCATAATTACCAACATGCCTGTAAGCAAATATGCCATACTCACTAGATGTGGCAACATACGTGATAGTACCAGATCCGAATTTACCAACAATGGTTGCTGTGAATACTTTGTCTGGATTATTGGCAGGATCGTTTGTTTCTTCCGAGTCATAGCACTTTACAGATCCATCGATTTCGCCATTTGTACGGAACTGATTTGCATTAGTCTGTCCGCCATAGGTTGAATCCGGATCTTTTTCGATCATCGTTACAATCTCTTCAAATGTGGACAATCCTTGGTTAGATGCCTGATATGTGCCGCTTTTTTTAATATACCAACGCGCAACCATTCCGGGGTTTGTAACACCGGCACATGCAAAAACGCCACGGTTTTCGTTCACAACAACAAACTTTGTAATTTTTCCTGGTAAAGTAATCTTACCTATAATTCTTCCTGTAAACCATAGATCCTTGTGATCTGAAGGAAGTTCACCGGCAGGAATCTCCTCTGGATCATAAAAATTACCTGTATAATTCTGTTCTTTATTTGCACGATATGAAATATATGCGTCGGTTCCTTCATAGTCTAAATTTCCAGTTAATTCACCAATCACATTGCCAATATTTTCCCAAGTCCAAGGGACATCTTTTGCTGGCTGCGGCATTGCTTTTCTGCCCGCTGCTGCACTTGCTGTTGTATCCTTTGATGATTTCTTTCGATTATTTCTATGCTCAAGCAAATCACTTGGATAAGCAAATGTATAACTGTTATTATCCGGATTAAATAAATCATACTGAACGGCTGTGCAAACAAGCTTCTTATGCTCCCATTGTTTTACGCCGTTTTTAACAATATAATAATTAACATCAACGCAATCGCCGATAAGAATCTTGGGCAACGTATTGTTAATTAAATGCATGTCGATTGCTTTAACGGTGAACGATGGAGCAATTCCAAAATACGTTTCCTTAACCCATTTAACCATATAATCCCAGAGTTTCTTCTGCGTGTCAGCATCTGAGAATGACATGGGTTTGTAAATCGTACCATAATTGGATTCTGCATCCCTATAGTCAGTATAACTATGAAACTCGTCGGTTAACTGGGCATCCGTATAAATATTCCTGATAAATGGAATTGGGAAAACTTTTCCTGAATATGTATGCTCTGCGTTGTTTTTATCTTTGTACTTATAACCATCTATGTAAATAGTCTTTCCGTTTGAATCTGTAGAGCCTATCGGAATAAGCTTCGTAAAAATCTGGTTAGAACGATGATCTGATGAAATATCCAGAATGTTCCTGCCGATAGTAACACTCGGCCGATTTCCATCGCCAAGATCCCTTGCATAATATTTATACCAGTCGAGATATGGCGTAAGACCATTATAGCGAACCCTCATATGTCCGCCATAATTACTGCACATATTGCTTAGAAGACTTGCAGTATCAGTCCATGAAGTAGGCTCATATTTTTCAGTTTCAGTAGGAAGCGTAACAGTAATTGTCCCTTTATTAATTACTTTCTCAGGGGCATTTGTATTATGGTTGGCAAGAACTTTGTCTAAATATTGCCCAACCGTAATTTTACTTAAATATTTATCCGGCTTGCCTTCATACTGGGTGTCCTTGAATAGGTTAAAAGTACCTTCACAAGTAATGCTTCTCGTATGAAATACAGACTGGTTTCCAATAATAAGGACTCTTCCAAAGAATATAATGTCGCCATCATATACTACGCGCAATGTTGTCTTAAATTGCTGCATTGCATCATAATATGGTGAACTGCATTCCATTGTAAAAGAGAAATTATCTGCAGCATCTTCGCTAGATTTTACCATGGGCTTTGTTACAGGAAAACCGCCGGAACTGTTTGGAATTGAGAACAGTAGCGTCTCCGTATCTACAATTTGCCCATTCATCAAATAATGATTTATATAAACATCATACACTTACAGGGATCCTCCTCTCCATGTAACACGGACGGACCCATTTCCAGATACGGTCAAAATATTTGTTCCATTACTTGCTGCGCCAAGTAACTGTGACCCTGCTGAATTTAATGTTTTTGTAACTCCGCCAAAACTTACTGTCACATTTCCAGACACCCATGTGGCAGTTGGAGTAAACGAATAATCAAATCCGTAAATCTCAAATGTCCTTTGTATACCGGTTACTGTAATGTCGTCTCCGAGTAATGTATAATAATCATAATCTGTTTCAAAATTAAAAGGATCCCATAGAAGAGGAATGGACCCTTCTTCAATTAAACTGTATTTGTAAGGTTCTAATTGATAACTAATCGTTATGCCGGAATGATCCGCTCCAGACTCATAATTACCAACCGTAAACCGTCCATTATAATAATAATTTGGATCATCCATCAAACGCATTTTCATCCGTTTACCATGCAATGCGCTTACAATTTTCATTCGGATACTTTCCCAGTGTTCCCGGTCATTATCCACATAAAAAGAAAAAGCTCCCTGGCGCTGACCATATACTGGTTTGCCTGTCAGATAATCTGTCAGATCTAGAGCTCCATCTGCGCCAGGAATTTCTACATATTTAGTCACAATCGTAGGATGTGCCACAGAAGGTCTGGAGGAAGGGATCAAGTACCAGTCTCTCCACGTGTTATACGTATCCTCAAAGTCGTAATATATTCTGCCTTCGGAAGTTCTTGTTACTAGATCTCCGAAAGACACAGAATGCTCTTCCGTATAATATGTTCCATTGGCATAATACATGGATCCTCTTCCTCCTTTTCCTTCCATTTTGATTAATTAACCTGTACCTGTTGAGACATTCTCATTGACAACCCAAATCTTATCTCCGATGCCAGAGTCAATGTAATCAACAATCTCTCCAGCAAGTACGCCAGTATCTGTAACAATCTTAATACCCTTAAAGGCTTCTTTAACATCTGTAATAGTTGCAATGTTATCGGATTTGTTAACAAGTTCAGTAAGGGACATATTAGCTGTATCAAGTTTCTCATTAACTAGCTTCAGTTCAGCAATCTGAGAATCAATCATGTCGTTAGATCCCATTGCAGCCATCATCAGATCTTTCCAGGAAATTCCTGCTGAAAGATCCATACCAAGCTGCGTACCCATTTGTGCCCTGATTGCTTCCGGATCAAAGTTAAGAACTGGAGTAATCATAGGCCTAAGCGTAGGATCTTCAATGAACGCATCGGTGATTCCATTAGAAAGAGACACGGCAATCTTTTTGCCCATTTCATAATAACCGTTTTGGAAATCTTCTCGAGACATAACTATTAAGACGGCTTCATCGAGTGTACGAATTGCCGCAGCCATCATATTTGCAGAATTGCTGTCCAACCCGGTAAATAATTTGTTGATAATATCGCTAATTGATTGATTATTAAACACAGCAAGAAGCTGTGACATATCATTAAGAGAACTCATAAGAGAAGACATAGCATCTACAGAGTTCATTAATACTTCTGATCTATCAGTAGACAAATCCTTGGGCATGGCTCTGTCAAGATTTGCAAAGAATTCACCAACTTTTGAAGCAAAAGTGGGGAGTTGTTCACCAAGATCCTTGAGCAAAACTGCGGATGTACCATAACCTCGCAAATCTCGCATGGCGTTTGCCATCCTATTTGTGATATCGCCGATAGACTTTATTTTTCTCTCTGTTTCTGCTGTAGTTTGCTCATCTTCCAAGCCTTTTAATCCAATAATATTGTCATAGAAACCTTTCATATAATAACCGAAGTCGCGAATTTGTTTACCGACATTAGACAAAGACGTGTCTCCAGAAAATACTTTTGACAATGCACTCTGGTGAAACCTAGAACTTTCAGTGACCTGAGCGAGTTCCAGGATAATACTTATAGCATCCTCAACAGCTTTAACATTATCTTGCGTATAATGAGAAGCGGCATCGCCAAGAAGCGACAATGCATTAGAAAGCATATCAAGACCGGTACTTAATGCCGATAAATCCCAGTACGACGACGCTCTTGCAAAACTTCCTTGATTCAAAGTGCTTGTATTAAATGCTTCATGCAACGCATTAAACATGTTGGACATGAGCTTAACAAAGCCTTCTTTTTGCTCTCCACCAAACAGACCAAGTAATTCCTGAAGCTTTTCATTAACATTTTCGACATTACTGAAATGCTCTAAAGCCCCAGTTAACTTCTCAAGGAAATTGGCAAAGTACACAAAAATAT